ATGCAAGAATGGAGGGGCAAATGACAGACGAGCAAATTAACTTAGCCATACACAAGGCTGTTGGATTTGTGTGGAACGATGACCGCAAGCTATGGGAGAGGAATGCCAACAAGGCGCGGGTGGTGTCGCATAACCCGTTTTACTATTCGAGTGACCTTAACTTAATGCATGAGGCAGAGGCCACGCTGACAGAAGATCAGCTTTGGATAATGGCTCGCCAGATTGAAAGAAATTGGGAAGACCAATGGTATTTCAGGGCAACCGCTCGCCAACGGGCAGAGGCGTTCCTTCGGACATTAGACAAATGGGAGAACAGCAAATGATCAGCACAGGTTACCCCGGTGACAGCGATCCGCTGGCAGAGCTGCCCACATGCCCCGAGTGCGGCATCTGGCTGACGCAAGATTTGTTTGATGACTGGATCTGCGAAGACTGCGACGCAAAGAAAAATGAAGAACCCACCTAAAATTCAGGTTGCTATTGCTATCTTGAGCATCATAGCTTTGGCCCTGAGCTTTATCCTCGACAGAGAATGAGTGCTCAACTAATCGACAACCTCATGGAGAAGATCCATGTGTTAACACAAGAAAACAAACGACTAAAAGATGAGAATCAGACAAAGACAGAGACAATCGAACGGCTGGGTAGCCAAATTGCGGAAGGTAGATCCACGGGACTGGAAGTCACGGATCATGGAACTACCAACACGGATGCAGGTGTTTGTAGCGCAGATAGTCTGGTGGGACTACTTCGCGGACAAGACGGTGCCGAACCGGTGGCCTGAGCTAGACATGTGGCTCCGCGCACATCCTTCCACTTTTCGTAAGGAAGTGTGGCCCTCAGACGAGGAGATGGTTGATGCGCTTATTGGCATCGGCTACGAGCACAGAACCGCACTGCGCCGGATGGGTATCAACCAGAACAACAAGTGGCACAAGTACAATTAACATGGACGCAAACGAACTAATCATGTACCGGCACGTTTTGGTCCAAGCTGCATCGGCTATCGAGCAGCTTAAGCATTCTTTACTGCGACACTACGACGCCAACTCCGCGTTTGCGAATGACCGGGCTGCATTACTCGACGCTGACCTTGTGTTGGCGCAGGCGTATAAGCTGACAACGAAGGAGGCGAAATGACCACAGAAGCACTTATAGAAAATCTTAAATCATTAAACCCAGAAGGGCCGCTTACAAAATCCTTAGTGTCCTTAGCTGCTCTAAGGCTGGATGAGTTGCAACAACTAAACAAAAACCTAGAGTGTTCATGTGATTCTTGGGAAGATGAAGTAATCAAGCTTCGCAAAGAACTTGAAGAAACCCGCCCAGAACCGTCTCGGCTTGAGATTGCGGCGATGCTTAAGGCAGGTTGGTTTGCTAATCGTGACGCCGATTTTAACGCAAGAGACTACGGATGGTGGATTGAACAGGCAGATAAACTCATAGAAGCAAATAAAAAATGACCGACGAAGAAATTAAAGAAGCCCTAGCTGACCTGCGAATGCTGTGGGGTGACGTCGAATGGTGGGAAGAGCAGGGACTCTCCCGCGTCAGGCCAACGCTCAAAGCCGCGCTCGATGCCGCTGAACAGCTTAAGAAAGACGCTCACTACTGGGCTATGGTAGCCAAGCAGCCATGAAGTACATCATCATTGCCATTTTGTTCCCATTGCTTGCCTATGCAGGCTTTAAGTTGCGGATTGCAGAGATCCGCTACTTTGCTGGAACATGTAATTGCACGCACACCTGCACACAAAAATGATCCTCCGCACAAAGATCATCGGCTTCACCGGGCTGTCCGGCTCAGGCAAAAGCTACGCAGCTTCGGTTGTTCAGGATTGTTACCCTGCGTATCGACTGTTTTCGTTTGCTTACGAGATAAAGCGACTTGCTCGTTTCTATATGGGCTGGGATGGCGAGAAGGATGATAAGGGGCGCAAGCTTCTGCAAGACCTAGGCATGGCTGGCCGAGCGTATGATCCGCAGTTGTGGGTGAGCTTCATGCCGCCCGACAGACTGCTCGTCATCGACGACGTGCGTTTCCTCAACGAAGCTGCCGCTATCCGCGAGGAAGGCGGCATCGTCATCCGAGTCAGGCGATTCGGCGTAGATCCGATGAATCATGTGTCCGAGACGGAACAGGAGCGGATCAACCCAGACTTCACGCTAATCAACGACGGCAGCGAGACGTTCAAGCACATGCTACTACACGAACTTAAGAGATATGGCAGCAATGAATAAGCGTCAGTTATGGATACGCCGAGTTGAAGCTCGGTGCGGGATCGCGCCCCTAGACTTCAAGATGGCGCGGTACATTGAACTGCTCAACATCAGTAACATGCAGGACTTACGCTGGTCGTTCACGACGCCCAAAAGCGTGTATGGTATAGGTGAAGGCACTCTGAACAAGTTAAAGGCACTTGCTGGCGTGCCGGTGCCGCCGGTAAAGACATCATGGAAACGGGAGGCGTTGCGGTTGTATGCGCTTCTCGACGCAGCAGGAGTAGAGTATATTAAACAAAAATGACACCAGAAAACGCCATAGCCACTGAGATGCTACTCCTTCAGGCCGAAGAGGAGATTTCAAGATTGAAATCCGAAATTCAAATTTTGAAAAAGGAACGTGAAATTGAAGCTGACATCCAGCTTCGCATCGCGCTCAAAGCAGATCATTACTACATGCAGCTTCAGGCCATCAAGGAGAGCGCCTTTGGTGAGATCCACGGTATCACGGCGGAAGATCTGTCGTTTATGAGCGAACGAGAATGAGCGACAACCCCAAGCGCAAGAAGCGCAACGCAGTCTATCGCAGTCCAGAGTCCCGTGCTAGGCAGCTAGCCGGGCTTTCTGGCGTGAAGATAGAGAAGCATGTGCCTGGCGTGATACAGGAGAAGGTGAACGGACAGGGCGCCTTGGCCGGCATTCCGCCTGAGATACAGAAGAAGGTGCTCGACCTGTTTATCACGGGCCAGCATAGCCGGGCCATCGCCATGCAGCTTGGGATTAGCGAGCGGAGCGTGGATGAGATTAAGGTGAGCGCGCTCGACATGGACTCGCAGTTCCGTAATGCGTACTTCAACACGAACTTGAAGGCCAAACTACAGTCGGTGATCGACGGCGCTGCTCAGCGGGTCATGGAGCTTATGCCGGAGATGAGCGCCAAGGACGCCGTGCTGGCCCTAGGTATCACCTTGGACAAGTATGCTAATCTAGAGAAGAACAAGGTCCCGGACCAGCTGCACCAGCATGTGCATCTGCACACGAATAACGACATCTCTGCCGCTTTCATGGCGGCCCTTAAGCCGCCGAAAGCCCCTGACGATCATGTTGGAACGATTGAAAACGAGTGATGCGATAGCCGGTCTACCTTGCAAATCAGACATTCAACTTCTAAATTTCAAGGTGGACTTCAAAAATCAAATTCCAAATTTCAAATCCGAAATTGAAAATCAAATTTCAAATTTCAAAATCAAATCTCAAATTCAAAATTCAAATTTGGTTTTACCGAACGGGATTGACCTAGCCAATGAGGTGCACGACCTGCGCGATCTTACCGAGCGGTATTGGCGCATCATTCAAGCGCAGCATGTCAGAATAGCACGCTTGCAAAGCGAACTATGTGCCCAGATTGCGAGACGCTAGAGGATGAGGCGGAGTTCTATGCGCAGGAGTGTGCGCGATGGAAGGCGATGTATGAGTCAGCGCATAGGCGTGAGGTTAGGTTGGCCAAGCAACTGGCGACGTTGCTGGTAAGTCTGCGCCGGGTAGCGCGAGAGGTGCGTGGAGTGGGGCGGAATTAGGCGTCCTGCGCTTCGTAATGGTAGAGCGTTTCAAGGAATTCGATCCGCTCGGCCAGCGTGCCGGTGAAGGGCTCGCCGTCCGTATGCTCGGCCCAAAGAAGTGGGCAGGCTGCTATGTCGTGGTAGGTCATATATTGGGGCAAAAGAAAGCCCCTAGGCGGTTAACCTAGGGGCGTTTGTGCAGCTTAGGCGCGCACCGGCATGATCAAGCCAAAGGCTTCGCTGAAGTTCTCGCCACATGGACGTACGACAACGACATCTTTTTCGTCGACTATTTCAAGCAATACGCGGTCACAATTCGCGCCCAGGGCCTTTGCCAGCTTAAGCAAAAGGGAAGCATCTAAGCGGATGCTCACGGTTGGCTTGCGAGTCTCGTCTGGGATAATGCCAGTAAGCTTAGGCGGCACCGTTGGGCTCACGGGATAGTGCGCACCGTCCCGAGTAATGCTGGCCGCTTCCGTTGTTTGCAGCCATGCTGAGTCGACTTTGGATCCGCCAACCTTCCGAGCCTCTTTAAGCGCCCTTACGGCAATACGATTGCCAGTGTCCTCATGGCCAAGCTCGCACGGAACTACGGCAAGGATCTTGCCATCCGTAGCGATTGCGCGCGAGCCGATACCTTGCACAAGTTTGGCGCTTTCTCCGTTGGGTTCAATCCAAGGGCTGCAAATTCCTTCGCGGTTTGCATCGGTTGAGCATGCTTCTTCTAGTTTGTACGACTTTTTGATTTTCATGAATTTCTTTATGGTTGGGGTTGAGCAGATTAAAAGTTCTGAATGATCACGCCACCGGCGAATTCGATCACTTGAGTTTGATCCTGCAACCAAGCCAGTGCATCCGCTTCCTTGTCGTCGTCGCTTTGTTCGTCATCGCCTAGGTTTGGGTTGGGCTCATACGCGTACTCATTTGCAGCTTGCAAAGCGGACTCGTACTCGGAGTAGTCGCAACGGATTGCGACCGCATCGAATTCGATTTCAGTGCCCGCATCTTCCTCCATTTGCTCAAGGTACTCAATCAAAGCACGCGCTCCGGCGTGAGACCAGTTTGCGCTTGTGTCTGCTTTCAGCATGGCCGCTGCTTGCGAGGTTGTTAGTGTTGCTTTCATGTTTTTGTTTGTAGTGTGTTTGTCGGAGCGTCTTTGCTCCCTGCTGCACCTCCGTAGAGACGCAGCGTGGGAACCTAGTCTGCATTTTCAATCAAGCCATCAAACGTTTTGGCTTCGTTTTCAACATCATAGTCAAAGAACCAAAGGGCATGCCGCTGCCCGTTTAGATCCCTATCGTCTGAGCCAAAGCGCTGAGAGCAAGAGTTTTTCCGTCCACTCTCACATTCCACCATCACATAAGCGGGGCCAAACTCTATTACCGTGCCGATGCCGCACTCTTGGTATGAGCCTCCGCCTGCGTAATTTCCGCCTGCGCTCCACTTGATACGGTCACCTATCGCAATCGGAAAACCGGACGTATAAACAAAAGGAATTTTCATAAGTGTGTTTTTTGTAGTGTGTTAGGTTGTTGGTTACTTGTTGCGGTTAGCTTTGCGCCAGTCGAAATAGACTGACAGCCAGAGACTTGCGGTTATGAGTGCGCATCCGCCCATAAGGAGGAAGAGGCTAAAGCGCACATACGCAGCATATTCAAGTGAGTTCATGTCGGATGGATTCATGTTGTAGTGTGGTTGAGGTTGGACTAACGTGGAGAAAACTAGGCCGTGCAGTATAGCATGGCAACAAAAAAGAAACGACAAGCAAAGAAAAGCAATGTGCCTGGTGCGTGTGTGCAGCTCGGAGGATGCGCAGGCGATGCGAGCGTGGGACGTGATGCGGAGTGTGTGCGGTGCGTGCGGCGATGCGAGAGCGGCGGAATTAGTTTGTGTACGAAGTAAATATGCGTTACCGCCCCCGCATGACATAGCATGACCGCGCGCCCGCGTCCGCCCCGCCCAGCTCGCTCCGTGCATTCCATTCCGGCTCCTCGGCAGGCCACAAACTGCGCGCCTTTGGTGCTGTCGGCCGGACACGATTGAGCCGCCCTTGCAAGCTGTTGCGGTTGAGTGGGTTGGCCATAACGATGCACAATGTACGTCATATGGAATGGGATTCTACAGAGTAAAATCGGCAATAGGGGCGGAGGGGGTTCGATAGCGCCTGGCGACGGCAACGGCGACGCATAAGCCCCCTCAGATTTTTTTTCGCCAACTGGCCCCCTTCGCGGTTGACGCCACCCGTCGCCATGCTACATTCCCCTACGTCTGGCAAGACATCCCGGCTTGCGTGTCTCTCCTTCACAGGGGCGCACACTAGCCACACTAAGTTTGTTACGCTATACTGCGCTGCAACAACACCTCCCACGCCTCTCTGCGATGCGCACCAAGGGAGGTTTCTTTTTGCACTTGCCCTACACCTGTAGCTTGGCCTAGCCTGCGTGTGGCAGCGTGTGTACATGCTGTGCCGCTGGGAGCAATAGACGTGTTTCTGTGGGGGTACACGTCGAGCGGGCGCCCGGTTAGCTGGCCCTTGTTGGGCGTAAGCTTGCGCTGCCGTTTCTTTTCCTGTACCGTCGCCTGTATCATGACTAAGTACACACTAAGCGAAAAGACTGTTAAGCAGCATCTAGGGAGCGCATATCGACCATTGTCGTACAAGCTCGACGAGGACTATATCGAGCGTAAGGCCTTCAAAGGCATTCGCCGTATCTACCGCAGCAACCTGCTTGATGGCACGCTACCCGGTGAAGTGGCCGAGCAGGAGCAGCCGGTGGATAAGCCTACACCGGTGACACCAGAGTCACCTGTTACGGAGCCTCGTTACATCCCGATACATAACGAGTCTATGGAGCAAAGGATCGTGTACTTGTACCCCAACAAGCGTTGGGTACGCACAGACGTCGAGGATATGGTGTTTGTCGGCATGAAGGGCGTTAACTTTCGTCAGGGTCAACGTATTTGGGTTAAGAACAAGACGCTATGCATAAGATGACGCTTAAGGACAAGTTGGCGGTATATGACAAGCTTGAGCAGCTTAAGAGTAAGCTTAAGTCGCTTATGTTCGCGTTAAGCGCAGGTTATGTTCTGCATATCGCGCTTAAGTGGTGCTTAAGCCTGGTGAACGCGCAAGAGATGCAGCTTAACACGTTTGAGTTGGCTATACTCTGGATTATCTGTTCTTAATCCAAGTCCAAGTTCTTACTCTCTAGTGATATTCCCCTTCACTAGTGATCTTTTCTTACTCTTGCTCCGTGTTGCCGTTCGCACTGTCGAAGCGCCAGCTGCTCACTCTCGCAGCAAGCTGCTCACAGGAGGAGATAAACAATCCGGCAAGGAGAGTTGCGAGTGAGCATAGTACCCCCAAGACTCAGCATTACTGCCTATCTTGGGGGAATACTATACAAAAATGAGATCAACGATCCGTATAAGTGTCGTCGTTCGTTTCGCAATTACAGTCATGAGTGATGGCTACCCGTTCGGGAAACTCTTGGCCTTCTCGTAGCCGTGACTGTCAGCACTCTGCAACTTTGAAGCCGAAGCAGATGTTTAATCCAGCCCAAGAGGGATGGCTGGAACCATTTAGTCGCTCGTGCGTCCGATGTTTCAGGTGGCGCAGAAGGTACACGGTCGTTATTTGACGACAGAGCGAATATAGAGCATCGTAGTGAAAACGTCAACAGGTATGGATGAAAAAAATCAAGAAATTATCGAGAAAGTCTTAGCCTATAAGCTGGAGGAACATCCTACGCTTCCGTCGCCAAATAAGCGGCAGCGCCTGGAGATGATCGAGAACATTGGCCCTGAGAAAGTACTCGACTTGTTCTTGATGCGGGAGAACAAGATTAAGGCGGAACTGAACGACCCTATGCGGTATGGCCACGAGCTGCCGCACTGGCCGGATGCCGATAAGCTGCTAGGCCGCTACAATGAACTGGTCGTCCTTGGTGGGAACAGAAGTGGCAAGACTGAGTTTGCCGCCAAGCGTATGGCCCAAGCTTTCATCGGCACTGACCTGAATGGACAAGCCCCCGACTGGGTAAAGGAGCGCCACGGTAAACGCAACATCCGCATCTGGTGCTTACACACGACCCACATGACCAGCGTCTCTGCCCAGCAGAACGTCTTCTACAAGTACCTACCGCCTGAGATACGCAACATTAAGCGCACTAATCATACGCAGATTAGCTTTAGCCAGAAAAACGGCTTCAGCGACAATACGGCGGTGTACATGGGTAACCAGATCTGGTTCCTCAACTACGCCCAAGACATTAAGGTCGTCGAAGGTGGCGAGGTGGACTACGTCTGGTGTGACGAACTTGTCCCGCAGAACTGGCTGGAGACTCTTCGCTACCGTTTGGTTACCCGCTCCGGCAAGCTCATCGTCACCTTTACGCCGGTGCAAGGTTACACCCAGGTCGTTAAGGAGTACATCAACAGTGCCAAGGTTACGGCTACCCGCAAATCTCCATTGTTACCCAATAACAACGTCCTAACCGTCCCTAAAGGTGAAATGCCCTATCAAGCGGAGAACCTTTACGGACGACACGCCTGCATCTGGTATCATACCGAGCTTAACCCGTACAACAACTGGGAGCGCATGAAGCAGGAGCTTTCGGGGCGCTCTAGCCACGACATCAAGATCCGCGCTTATGGTTGGGCAGATCAGACGGCTGGCTCTGAGTTCCCTATGTTCGGTGACCATAACCTGTGGAAAGGTGACGCTGAAGAGGTTATTCCTGAAGGTAGCAACTACATGGCTATCGACCCAGCCGGTGCGCGTAACTGGTTTATGCTTTGGGCTAGAGTAGATAAGTACGGTATACTGTGGGTCTACCGTGAATGGCCCGATCAAAGCTACGGTGAATGGGCGTTGCCAAGTGATAAGCCTGACGGTCGAGCTGGCCCGGCACAGAAGGCGGGTGCAGGCCGTGGAGTCAACGAGTACACCGAGCTTATCTGGAGCCTTGAGACTGCCGGAGACAAGCGTGAGATGATCGTGGACCGTTGGATTGACCCGAGAACGGCTGGAACTGAGACGATCACTAAAGACGGCGGTGTCACCGTGCTTGATTTGCTTAGTCAGGCTGATAATCCGCTCATATTTACGCCTGCCGCAGCCATGCCAATTGAGGAGCGAGTGCTATTAATCAATGATCTTTTGTCGTGGGATAGAGAAAAACCAATGGAAAAAGGAGTAAACCATCCAAAACTAATGATACATGAGTCTTGTCAGAACTTAATTTATAGTTTAAAGGAATGGACTGGACAAGATGGACAAAAAGGTGCTAGTAAAGATCCTATCGACGCTTTAGGCTATATGGTTGTCATGCAGCCAGCCTATTTTGGCGGCTTAGATTGGGAAAAACAATCTAAACGAATGTCTATGACAGGAAGTTATTAACATGATCTCACCAGTTGACCCTTTAGCTATTGCTTCTGATACGCCTGACATCGGCGAGCTATTGAGCGAGTACAATCGCTCAATGATTAACTCGTCGCAGGGTAATCTGGTCACGAAGTTTGATAACATCCGCTTTGCTCGGTGGGCAGGACAGACTGATGACGGGAAAAAGCATAGTGATTCCCGTCCAGAAGGCAGCCCGGCTTGGCCGTTTGAAGGTGCAAGCGACGTTCGTAACCGCCTCATCGACTCATCTTGCAACGAGCTTTCCGCTCTGCTTGTTACGGCCTTCCAGCGTGCAACCATCCGGGCGTCTGGCGTAACCCTCGACGACGCGCCGGTTAGCGGCATTGCGACGAACCTTTTGCACTGGATTCGCGACTCTAAGATGCCGCAGGAGCTTCGTAAAGAGGCTGAACTTGGGGCGCAGTACGCTTTGCAGTACGGCTGGAGCGCGTTCTTTGTAGGCTGGCAACAGAACATCAGTAAGCGTACACAGGAGATTACCGCTGAAGAACTTTTCCAGATGGCTGCGCAGGCACAGGGATCTGTGTTGGCCGAGCTGCCACAGATGATCTTGGACGCTCCAGATCAAGCTGCTGCGATACTTCAAGCTGCAATACCTGACTTGGACGCTTCGGAAGCCAAGCGTATGGTTAACGAGATGGCTACGACTGGCCGTGCGACGTATGACCAAGAGTATGTTAGCCGCAATCTTCCTGAGATCGTTGCGCTCAAGCCCTGGGACGAAATCATCGTTCCGCCAGAAACGGCTGACTTGCAGCGATCACGGGTCATCTACCGTAGGACATGGATGTCCGAGGTTGAGTTGCGCGAGAAGATCACCACAGAAGGCTGGGACCCAGACTGGGTTGAGCGTGCGCTTCAGCAGATCGGCAAGAGCAGCACCTTCTACAACATCAACCTGCTCCCAACAACAACCATGTTGGTTTACAACGGCGTAAACTACATGAACATGGTGGAGGTTGTTTATGCTTACACGAAAAGCCTCGACGGAAAAGCTCCCGCCATCTACTTCACCGTTTTTTGTCCGCAAGCTGCGTCCAATCGAAAAGAAGATGCAGCCTCGTGGGCTATCCATCAGCGACTTGATTACGCTCACGGCGAATACCCGTTTGTTGAATTCCGTCGTGAACAGTTGCGCCGCGCTATTACTGATACTCGTGGTATACCCGAGTTGGCTAGCACTGATCAAGACGAAGTCAAGGCCCAGCACGATTCGATCCGGGATCATACTGCCTTCTCGACTTTACCTCCCATCAAAGTCGTCAAACGAATTGGTGCCATCAACAAGGTGGGCCCAGGAGTACAGTTGCCTGTCGTAAGCCCAACGGACTACAGCTTCATGGAGCCGCCTGCGCGTGAACCCACGGTGGCGTTTAAGCTCATTGAGCGTGTGGAAGCCAATCACGCTGCGTACTTCGGTACAATTAATGCGTTTGTGCCACCGGCCAAGACGCAGATGTTGCAGCAGTTGCTCGTCAATAGCTGGCTGCTTAGCTGGCGTAACATCTACCGGCAGATGTTTGCGTTGTGCTGCCAGTACATGAGCCCGGAAGAGATCCTGCGCGTCACCGGCGGACAATTGCCACAGAGCTTGTCCGAAATACACAACGAGTTCGACCTTAACGTCCGCTTTGACGTGATGGACATGGACAAGGAGTACATTGCGCAGAAGATCGACTTCCTTACCAAGGTTGCGCAGCTCGACACGGGCGGCGTGCTTAACAGGACGCGCCTTACCGAGATGATGATCCAGGCCATCGCGCCTGAAATGGCAAGCGAGCTTATCGTCAACCAACAGCAGGCCAGCGTGCAAATGTTCAAGGACGTGCAAAGTGACATCGGCATGATGCTCCTTGGCAACGAGGCGTTGTACCAAGAGAACGACCCAGCTGCACAGACTAAACTGCAATACGCGCAGCAGGTGCTGCAGTCTAACCCAAAAGCGCAGGCTGCGTTGCAGCAAGATGAGAATTTCAAGGCGCTGTTTGAGAACTACGTTAAGAGCCTGCAAATGTCAGTTATGCAGCAGCAAAACGCGCAGATTGGCCGGATTGGCGTAACTCCAGTATCTCAACAACAGTAGTTGTATGCCTGAGTTGAACTACAATTTTAATCCTCCAAAGAACTTTGATACGCCTCTTTCAAAAAAAGAGGAAAAACAATATCAGTCGTACAAGAAGGCACTTAAAGATAGGGGCAATGAAATAGACTATGATCTTCGTGGATACTGGAAGGAAGAAGGTAGGTTTATCCCCGTTAAAAGCGCATTAGATGAAAGTCATTTTACAGACAAGTGGAAAAAGCCAAATCATCCCGGATTCAGCAACGAGTCCGTGTATCACAATTCGATAAACAAGGATGGAACTGTAAATATTGGAGGCCAATGGCTTGTTGGCCCAGATGGAAGGGACACTTATGTTCCTCCAGCAAAAAGATACATGGATCCACAAGAGAGAATGCTTATTGATTACTACTTAACAAGAGATGCAGATCCTGCTGTTGGCGCAGGAAGGATGTTGAATCCCGCGCTTCTTGAATACTACAAGTCAATAGTGCCACAACCTCAACAATGACGGAAAATCAAAAGGATGCCTTTGGCTTTTCAGGGAAGAATAATACCTGGAGCGAAGTGCTTAAAGTTATCGAGCAGTTGCAAGAACAGCACTGGATGATGGCTATAAGTAAAGACTGCAAGGGAGAAGATAGAATACATTCAGCAGGTCAAGCTGATGGGATTAATCTTACTTTGAGCACGCTTATTGAATTAAGAAAGCAAGCAAGACAATTAAATGGCTTGACTAATAACGAAGATTTGGCATAACGCCACTAACGGGCTAACCAGCGTTACTGGTTTGATTATATAAAGGACTTGCTACCTATTAGCATGAACGAAACACAATCACAGCCTGACGCCGGGAGTCAGGAGGCAGGAACGACACCCGTTGCACAAAAACTCGGTTTGCTGGATCAGCAAAGTCTTAGTGACTTGCTTAAATCTGGTTTCCTTGACGAGAAGGAGGCAGCTCCGGCCACACAGGAGAAGGCGGAACCTGAAGTTGAAGCTGAGGAGCCAATTGTGGACTCGGAAGCTGAACCTGAGGTTGAAGCCGATCAGCCCATTGAAGAAGAAGCTGAAGCTGAAGAAAGTTCGTTAAGCAAGGGCGTACAGAAGCGTATCAACAAATTAGTTGCTGCGAAGAAGGCCGCTCAAGCTGAACTGGAAGCGCAAAAGTCGCGTTTATCTGAACTGCAAAGGGAACTAGAAACTGCAAAGTCTTCGGCCCCAGCAAAGCAGGTGGACGTATCCGATGCAGTCGAACGCTTGTCCACCATCGAACAGGTGAAGGAAGAGCGCCAGAGAGCGTTGGATGTCATTTTGTGGTGCGAAGAGAACCCAGATGGAGGAGTAATTACCCTGCCGGATGGAACTGAGAAGGATTTAACCGATCAGGAAGTTCGCAGCATGAAACGATTGGCAATTCGGCGCAAGGAAATCGAGCTGCCAGCCCGCGAAGAGTACCTGCAACAGCAGACGTACGTCGAGGGTGAAGTAGTAAAAGACTTTCCTTGGTGGAGCAAGCCAGAGACTGAGGAGTATCAAACTGCTCAACAGATTCTGCGTGAGTTCCCAGAGCTAAAGAAGCGCAGAGCAGATTGGAAACATGTTGCTGGATTATTAGTTATGGGCATCAAAGCCTACGGCGAAAAGAAAGCACAGAAGAAACCAACTGCACCGATCAGACGCGCCCCTGCACAGCCGTCTATTAAAGCGGCACCGGCAAGGACGACCCAGACGGACCTTCAGAAAGCCAAGCAATCGTTCATTCGGAACAATTCAAGAGATGGGATGACTGACGTGATTAAAGCAATGGGACTTGTGTAAGTCCTTAACAATCAAACTTAGTTTTACTCTTATTTATGGCTATTCTTACTGAACCCCAACTTAGCGGTCGCGGTCTACGCGAAGATCTGATGGACATGATTGCGCTCGTTGACGCAAAGGACACTCCTTTTACGTCGATGGCTCGCAAAGGCAGCAAGCCCGGGAATATGTACTTCCGCTGGCAGTCTGACTCGCTTCCTACCCCTCAGGTAGGTGGTGTGGTTGACGGCACGGACGTTTCCACCTACGACAACTACGTCGTTGGCTACCGTGCTGAACTCGCGAACTACGCACAGGTGTTCCGCCGTGCAGTGCGCGTGTCCCGCCTCACTCAGGACATCGCTGATGTCGCAGGTGTGCGTGACGAACTGGCTGACAACGTCAGCAAGGGCATCACTGGCATCAAGCGTGACATGGAAGCGACCTTCACGTCGAACCAGCTCTCGCAGCAGGACAACGGCACGACTCAGGCCTACCGCACCGCTGGTGTGCAGACCTGGATCAGCACCGCTGGTACTGGAACGCCAACTCCCGGAGACATCCCTTCGATCTTCCGTACTCCTTCGACCTCGATCCTCACTGGCGCATCCAGCGGGTTGACGGACGCAGGTGTGCAGGGGCTTCTGAAGTCGATCTTCGACCAGACTGGCCACTACACCAGCTTCGATGCCATCGTCGGAACTGACCTGAAGCGTGCTTTCACCGGCCTGCTCGGAACCACGGCTCTGACCACGGTCAGCAACTCCAGCAACACGCTTGCTGCCGGTGCTACCAAGGTGCAGACTTTCCAGCGTGACGCTGCGGCTGACACCTTCATCCAGAGCTTGGACGTGTTCCAGGGTGACTTCGGAACGGTGCGTCTGCATCCTTCCACGTTCATCGGAACCGTGTCCGGCACGACCTGGACGCCAACTCCTTACAAAGGTCTTGTGCTTGACATGAACCTCATCGAGGTTCGCTACGGCGGAAACGTCGCTAACGTCACTGCACTGCCAGATTACGGTGGTGGCCCTGCTCGCTTGATCGAAGCAGTTGCTGGCTTGGTTGTCGGCAACCCGCTCGGCCTCGGGAAATTCGACTACTCCTCCTAGTAGTTGTTGATCGGTGACACCTACCTAGTGGTGTGACAGCCGGAGAGACGGCATGTGTCCGTTCCCGCAGTATACTAGGACGGATCGAACGCCGGAAGCCCGCTAGGCGTGACTAGCTGGAGAGACAACTGTCGGCAACGGCCATGAATCGTTGTGGGGAACGCACCTCTTAGTGGCGTGACACCTCGGAGAGACGGGGACAATTTTACTATGATTACAATCCCTACTGACTTAGTGCCTCAGCTTGAGCAAGAATTGCGTAAAGGCTGGCAGAAGAACCGCATTGAAGCGCAGGTTCAGGCCAAGCAAAACGAGAAGATCAACCGTCAGCGGCATAAGTCAATAGAAGGATTGGGTCAGCTTACAGCAAGGATTCCTCCCACTGCGTATCACTTCTGGGGCCAAAAGCTCGGATATGAGTGTTGGAACGATAAAGCGTTCATGGATGAATTTTTGCGTGACAATCCCGAGTGTCGAGTCAATAGTGGAGGGACTAAAGAAATCCACGTTGGCTGGACACCAACCAATGTTCGTTCCCGTACCGTTTATCAATGAAGACCGTTCCGTTTAGCGACATTCTTGCTTCTGTCTGCCAACTTGTTGGTCTGGATCGCGCTACGCTAAACGATAAATCTTTCGGCGCAATACGCGACTTCACAAGTCGCCGGTTGTCGGTTGTGTGGGATCGTGAAGAGTGGCCTGATGTGCAAAGATACATGTACACATGGCCTGGGATGCCGGTGTCGTCGATTGAGTCCGGGCTAAACATTCTTGCTACGGAAAGTAACATTCCGCTTTCTACTGAAGATGACCAAGACTTCTTTACCGAAAACGACCTCAACACGAACACGACTCGCGTTAACTTTGACACCAACTTCAAGCGTATCTACCTGCAAGACTTTTTACACGACAGGTACAAACTTGGTACAGTTGGTGAGTCGTATGTAAAGTTCTTGAACCCGTTCTACGGCTCCGCAGACGACGGTCCACTTACTTCAGTTGGCGAGAACCAATATAACTTCACTTACTCAACAGCTACTGACAGCCTTGGCGAATACATCACAAATGTTGTGATTGAGACTGAGTTCACTAGCACCAATTACTTCACCTATAACGGCCCGAATTCGCCATTGACGACCAAGGTGTTGTTCATGGACAACCAGCAATTGTTGATCCAGATCCCAGAAGGATCATTGCAAGGCTTGGCTATTTATACGAACGACCCAAGGCAGACAACCAAGGCTATTCCGCTGCCATTTATTGCAGAGGACTTTGCCGATCAGACTCCGCAGGACTTCGGTGATGACGTTAACTACCTGCGCACATTTAACACGTCGAAGCAGTTTGTGCAATACAGGCTGACGCCACCGCGCATGTTTGGCGTGAAGCATGACAACACATCAGTGTACTCCACGGGGTCACAGATTTACTTTGACCTTGGCCAAAATAGTGGCAGCTACAGCATTAATGACAAAACCAGGGCAAGCAATGGCAATTTCTTTTTTGCTACAACAACTGTAATTGCTGGTGTTACACCGGCCAATCAAACCACGGACGTTTGGCAGCAGGTTGAGATTCCAGCTAGGTTCAGGGATTACTTGGCTAACTCTGTTTCGTCTGACTTTCTTAAGTCTGAAGGTCGCGCTGATGAAGCCGTCGTGCTTGAACAATTGGCTGAGGCTGCAATCCAGCAGCAGATTGACGTTCTTATCCGCCAGCAAGCGCAGAATCAGCGTCTAAACATGGCATACACTTACTAAAATGATCACAAGATTTTTAAGAAAGCGGAATCCAAATGTGGCGCTTGATGTAAACAAGAACTTTGCCCGCATTCAAGTCAGGGGAAACTCTCAAACATTTCAGTACAAAAAGACAGACATTCCAGTTTCTGCTAGAATATTGACACAAGCAGATGATTTTCTTAATACTGAAGCTAGTCAGCGCATTAACATTGGATAATCCATGAGCATCAAAATTTCTAACCTTCCAGCAGCCGTTGCTGTAAACAATGAGGATCTTGTTCCGATTGTCCAGAATGGTGTTACCAAAAGAGCAACAGCAGTCTTGGTGCGGCCAGCTTATGGAACTACCGCTAATACCGCCTGTGAGGGTAACGATGCTCGTTTAAGTGATTCTCGCACGCCAACTGGTGCCGCAAGCGGTGATTTGACTGGCAACTATCCCGGTCCTGCGCTGACGACGACTGGAGTTGTTGCGCTTACTTACGGGTCAGCAGGCGAAGTTGGTCAGTTCACGGTAGATAACAAGGGGCGTATCACAAGCGCGGCTGCTGTTGCAATTACGCCTGCCGCCATCGGTGCGCTCGCAACATCACAGCTTGGATCAAACGTCTCGACGTTCTTGACTACGCCATCGAGCGCAAATTTAGCTGCCGCGCTTACAGATGAAGTTGGCAGCGGATCAGTTGTGTTTGCAAGCGGAGTTGTTGGATCTGGGTCTGCTGTATTTGCAAGCGGAGTTGTTGGATCTGGATCTGCTGTGCTTAATACAAGCCCAACGATTGCAACGCCTACAATTTCGACTCCTACTATCAACGGGTACATTGAAGGAAACTCCGATATCGGCGTTGTGGGGGCATCTGCGACCCTTAGCATTGCCAGCAGCACCGTGCTTACTGCCACCCTTACAGCCTCAACGGCATGTACGTTTACAATGCCTCCAGTAGGTGCTGGAAAGTCATTTGTGCTTTACTTAAAACAAGCACCAACAACAGGAAATGGAACAGCTACGTTTACGGGTGTTGCTTGGCCCGGTGGAGCTGCACCAGTAATGACTGCCACAGCTGCAAGGCTTGATATATTTTCCTTTGTTTCCGATGGAGTAAAATGGTATGGAGCTTACATTAAAAATTACACATACTAATGTTTGCTAAATCATTATTTGCTTTAAGCTTTTCTGACACTGCCCCAATAAACGCAATGGTTGTTGCGGGTGGAGCTGGAGGTGGCTTTGATGGCGGAGGAGGTGGTGGTGGAGGTGTGTTTTCGCAAACTAATTTTGCTGTTCCAGCCAACATTACAATAGAAGTAATTGTTGGCGCTGGAGGCGGAGCTTGTGGCTTTGCTCAAGGCTCAGGATTTAGCGGTTCAAATTCTTCTTTTTTTCAAATCTTAACAAGCGGTGGCGGTGGTGGTGGGTCAAATAACTATGGGCCAGCTTTATCTGGTGGCAGCGGGGGCGGTGGGCCGACCAACTCTGATTATCCTAATGGCGGCCTTGGAAATGTTCCTGCATTAACTCCAGCACAAGGAAATAATGGCGGAAATGCATTTATTGGAGGCGGCGCAGGAGGTGGAGGAGGCGCGCAAGCAGTAGGAGCAAATGGAACGTCAACAGCAGCAGGCGCAGGAGGCGCAGGACGATCTATAACAGTTGCAGGCACCGCAACAACCTATGCTGGAGGAGGAGGAGGAGGCATAGTTGGACTAAGTGCAGGTGGAGCAGGTGGAACTGGAGGCGGTGGAGCTGGGGCAAGAAGCACAAATACAACCGCAGGAAACGGTACAGTCAATACAGGTGGAGGTGGTGGTGGTGGATATAATGGGTTTGATAATATTTCAGGCTCAGGAGGATCGGGAATTGTTAAAATTTGGTACGCAGGCACAACACCGCGTGCAACCATTACTGGAACAGGTAATACCACTACAACTGTTTCATCAAATACAGTGCACACATTTATCACCTCTGGAACAATTACATTTACTTCGTAAGTACACATTAATAGTATTGCTGTTGCAGTACACTTAAAGCTATGCCAGACATCAAGATCTCACAACTTCCTGTAGCAAGCATTGTTAATGACAATGACATTGTTGTCTTAAACCAAGGGGGCGACACAAAGACCGCTGCAAAGAGCCTTATTGTTGCTGGACTAGCAACAACAGCTCAACTATCTGGACTTAATAGCGCACAGGTCGAAGCCCTAGCGTCAGCACAGATTGCTGCCATCACGCCTGCTTCAATTGGAGCTGTAGCAACTAGTGATGTCATTGCTATCAGTAACGGTGGAACCGGAGCGACAGACGCTGTTAGTGCGCTGACCAACCTTGGCGGGATTACTTCCGCTCAAGTGCCTGCGTTTGATACACAGCAGCTAAATGCTTATGTGCTCAAGTCTGGCTCGACGATGGAAGGTCGCCTTGTCATGGCGGCAACAACAGATCAACCAAAAGCCAACATTGGAAGTGCTTTGCCTAGTGCTACAGTAAACTCGACTATTGGCGGCGACCTTTGGATTAGCAATCAAAGCAAACTTACATTTTCTCCAACCACAGGAACTGCTGTGGCTGTTGCTGGGCTTACTCAATCCAACCAATTTAATCAGCAGCAAACCATTGGCGCTGGCACAGCGGTAACCTCGCTTGTGGTTAGCCCAAGCAGTACGGGTCGAGCTGCTACGTTTGCGGCAAACAGCACTGTTCCTGCTGTTGCAATTACACAAAGCGGCACAGGCGCGGCGTTGTCTGTGGATAGCAAAGGAATCTTGTTCTACGACAACACGACTCAGTCTGGAGCAACTCGTCATTACGCAGTAGACTTAGCTGCCACATCGAATCAAGCCGGGACTTCCAATACGGGAGTTACACCAAACACGTTTACTTACTCTACTTTTAGTGGTGTACAGGTTGATTCTATTTCGATTTCTGTTGGCACCCTTTTGCTTTTTACTGCACAAGCTGATCCAAAGCAGAATGGGCCTTGGATTGCAACTACCGCAAATGTCTCTGGAGTATCTGGATTTGTTTTAACTCGCCCCACTTGGTTTAGTGGAGCAATTGGACAAGCAGTCACAATCAGTGTTGGTCAAGGCAACACAAGGTCTGGATACATTTACACCTGTG